TCGAACCTATACTCACTCGATTAACAGTCGAATAATCTATTGCTGTAATGCTTCTTCAATACCTTGTATCTACCTTTTAAAGTTCTACACAGACCTTGTTATACGTGTGCTAACCAGATTACACCAGCCACCCTACAATAGGATCGCACAGGATTCGAACCTGTATCCCGATCTCCCAAAGATAATTTACTATTGCTGCAAATGGTCTTCAGTAGAACTTTAAAAAGTAGATATGTTCATCAGTTGGAGATTCGAACTCCTCCCTCTCGCCAATAATTCTCTCTCAGCAAGTGTGCCACCTTTTACACTATTCTACCTGAACATATCTACAAACATCAAAATTTCAAAGACCTATATAATATAACTAAATTTGACTTAAACGTCAAGAGTTATTTTAAAATATATTTCTTGGTGACATTGTTTACACACAAACTACGACTATTCGTGTGCTGTATGGTCGTAAGTGGTGGTCGTTATTCCTTATTTCACATCTATATATTGTGATGGAATCGAACCATCATTCTCCCCTTGCGTGGGGATTTCCTATCCAAATTAGAAGAACAATAAATATGCTACATTACGAGAATTAGTGACTACACCACTCATACTCCAATATCACCGAGAAATATATTTCAAAGAACACATATAATATAACTATATTCAACTTAAAAGTCAAGAGTTATTTTATATTTTTTATTATGTGGGGTTAAGAGGAATCGAACCTCTGTTTCTGCTTAAAGATGCATCCGTGCAGCGTTTTAGCCATCAAACTATAACCCCATAATAAATGGCGGAAGGTGTAGGATTCGAACCTACAACCCTTAAGGGCGACAGTTTTCAAGACTGCTTGACAACCATTGTCCAACCTTCCATATATAAAAAGAAAACAGATGAGCCTTTGTCCGCTAAGTCAAAGTAAAAGTTTGGTAGCGTAATTTTTTGCTGTAACTCATCTTCATTTCTTAATTTCAAATAACACACATAATATACATTAAACATTTCTAAAAGTCAAGAACTTTATACAAAAAAAAAGAGTTCTAACTTTCGCTAGAACTCTTATGTATGTGATTATGTCATAATAAAGTTCTAGCTATAAGCCTTCTTCCTCTGGATAGAGAGGGGCAACAGGTGCGTCAAATGAGAACGAATCAAAACTTGAATCGCTAGAAAATGCTCGACATTGTGTAGTCATTTTATTCATTTGGTTTACCTTTTTAATAGAACTTTGTTGTTTCATATTGGTATTTATATAAATTTCCAACAGGATTAATCATTTTCGTTACTTTTTTTCATATATTTTAACGCAGAGTCTAAAACATTATCAGTTTTATCTACATTAGCAGCGAATGCCAACATACTAGCAACCTTTTTTCTATCATTATTAGTTGCACGTAACAATGCTTTAGCTAATTTCTCTCCACTAGTATATTTACCAGTAACAGTTTCATCATCTTTAAGTCCAAGTAGTTTATGCATTTTACCTTTTTTAGGTTTAGCATCTTGTGCCCATTTTTCACCTTCAGGCATATACTTAGATAATTCATTTAATATTGACATATTATCTCCTTATTATAACTTGTTATATTTATATTTATATAATTTCTGAAGCATGATCTAATATATTCATATTAGTACGATCTCTATCTATAAAATGTTCAGAGTGTGTGTATTTTTTGTCTAAATAATACATTGATGGACCACTAATACACGTACCATCTTCTTTATATTTGCTTCCGTCATCACAACATATAATATTATAAGGATTTCCAGTATTACAATCATATTTAGTTTCAATATCTGTAACAATATTAATGCGACTGGTTCCTATACTAGTCATACATTCGATACATACTTCATCACCAATATTAAATGACATCATACTTAACCTTTACATTAACTTCGATTTAACAATTGCAGATACTTTTTTCATATCTATAGATCCTTTTTCAGCCTTACCAGACACATACCCCATAACTTTACCCATATCTTTCATTGTAGATGCTCCTAGAGTTGCGATAGCATCATCAATGAGTTCTATCATGTCTTCGTCAGACAATTGTTGTGGAAGATATTGACTAATAACTTCTTGTTCATATTTTTCAATAATAGCAAGATCCATTCTACCAGATGCATTGTATGTTAGATATGATTCTTCTCGTTGTTTAACTGCTTTAGTTGCGGCAACAATTACATCATCGGATGTAGTTTCTTTTCGTTTATCATTCAACGCAATAAGAGATGCTTCACTTTTTACACTACGAAGAGCTGTTAGCAGTTGTTTATCTTTTGCTTTCATTGCTGATGTAATATCAGCGTTTAATTTATCAATCATTTCAAATCCTTTATGTTTTCCATAGAAATGGAGATTCAATAACATTAATATTTGCTTTTTTTAATACATTACACATATTCCTTCTCCCAACAGGATTAAGACTATGTAAAATCACACTATTACGAGGTTTGAATTCATCATTACGTGATAACCATTCAGCAACTTCGTATCCTGTATCTTCACCAGACTCTACCATTTGCATACCACCAAGATCGTGATCTAAAAATACATAATCGAATTTAGGACCATATTCCAGATGATTAATGGCTTCAGCAGCTACAGTAACGTGAACAAGTTCTTCACCTATATATTTTTTAGCGAATTGCTCGTGTCTAGTAGCATCGTCATCCAAAATCAAAATTCTAGCCATTATGTCTTCCTAAATCATTAATTAATTCTTGAGCAGTAATAACGTTAACTCCATCAATATTAGACACATCGGTTATATCTACCGCAATACCATCATATACCAATTCAACATTATATTGCATATTTGTCATAAATGATATCAGGTCTAATAATGAATTGTTATTATCACCACCAATAATAGATACTGTATTAATATTATTAGTTCGTAGATATGTATTAATATTATCTCTTTGTTCATAAATATCACTACGTGTTTCAAAATAAATTTGTTCTACATTATTTGCTAACCCCATATCAATTCCATGACCAAGATTAGGCACAAAATAAATATTAGTTTCATTTGCACATAAAGTTTCTTTATATTTTGGATGCATAATATAATCATCTACCAATACTGTTCCAATCACTGGAACTCTTTCTTCAATAGCACTAATAATAGTAAATTGTAGTGTTTCTAATATATCGTTTTCTTTAGACATATAGTCTACTTGCGAGTTAAGATCAAAAATTACTCTATTCATGATGTATATTCCTTGTTAGTTAAAATTACTATACACATAGTATATATTATGTGTATAGTAAAAGTCAAGTACTTTAATATTAAAGTGCTTTTAAATCTTTAAGAGCATTAGTTACCGTAGCTTCTGGTTGAACACCAGAAACCGTTTTAACTACCTGTCCATTTTTAATAAATGCTAACGTAGGAATACTTGTAACTCCAAATTGTTTAGCTAATCCAGGTTCATTATCAACATTAACCTTAAATATATTAACATCCGAATCATCCTCAAATGATTTTGATACATTCTCAAGAATTGGCGTAAGCATTTTACAAGGTCCACACCAATCCGCCCAAAAATCTACTAGAACTACACCATCATTAGTGTGTTCATTAAAAGTTCCTTCAGTCAAATTAACCATCTATTTCCTCCAGGTCAAAATACGTTTTACATTTTTCAATACCTATTTCATCTAATAAATAATTTATATCATAGTTTTCTACAATATCTTTAGGTTTAAGTTCACACAATACATCCAAAATAATATCATCGATATCAGCATTACTAACAATAACATTCACGGAGTGTCCGTGATATGGTGTGATATCAACATTATTACACGTGAATTCAATGTCTCTGTTCATTTAAAATTCCTTATAAAAATTGTTTATATATTTTATCTCTTTGTTTACTATATTCGTCTAAATCCATATATTTTGCTTCCACTAATAATGGATAACGTTTATCTGGATCTATTATAGTATATTTTTTCGACACAGCTTTTAATTCTCGTTTAGCCATAAATTTAAATGACATACTTATAAATTTAGTAGTAAATACATTATCAACATTTAATACTGCCACCTCTAAAAATATATCATTTTCTTTTAATAAGCTACCTAGAATTGATTTTTTACCTTTAAACATAAAATTAAATGTTTTTTTCGGAAGTTTCTTTTTATTTTCAAAGAACTGTTCTAATTGGGATAAAGTCATCTCATATACATGGTTAACATGAACATTTTCTGATGGTGATTGTTTTTTAGGTTTTGATTGTTTTTTTGATTTAATAGGTTTAGTTGATTTAGTGGGTTCGTCATCACTAAATACTAAAATATCATCTAACGACATAATACCTCTTTTCATTATATACTATAATATAATATATGGTATATATAAAGTCAATACTAAAATGGACAGAAATATAATTTCTGTCCATTATTAATAAATGATACGACTAGATTATACTAAATCATTATAAATATTAGTAGCAACATCATACAAATCTTGTAGTGTGCCGTTATTATCAACTATATAAAACCACTGTTCATAATCATCTAATGCTTTTTCAGATTCGTGAGATGTTATTAATTGCTCTGTAGTTATATCTCTATTAATTCTAATAGGTATGACCTCTCTAGTATCAACTAATGTATACATATCATCAATTTCATTAGGAAATCGTACATCAGTAACAATTATTATATCATCTTCCGTATTATTCATTCGTTCTGAAGCCTTAGTTATCCAGAATTTATCATCAAAACGTTTTCTGGCAATATCGGTGCCATATAGTTGTAATAGTATTCTGGTTATATCTGTTTTATCTTCATAAAAATTATCATCAACAAAGGTTAAACTGTCAAGTTCGTCCATAATTCGGTTCAACATAACACCCTTACTAACATTTAATTTAGCATCATAAAATAATGATACCATAGATTTAAGATTAGTAATTTTCTGTTGTAATACTTTACCTAAAGATTTAAAATCTTCAGAAGAATAATCTTTTAAATCCTTAGCAAATAAATCCAAATTAACAGAATACCCATTTTCTTCAAATTTAGATTTCAAATATTCTGCCAATTGATTCTTTCCCGAATTTATTTTACCACTCAATAAAATCAATTTTTTAGTCATATACTACTCGTTCAATAAAATAGGTGATACATCAACCCAATCCGTACCAATAGCACCCTCAGTTATAACTCCATTAGTTACAACTACAGCACCACACGTACATTTTCCTTCCATCACACCATCAACTAAAATTTCATTATCACAATGAACACATTTAATTTTTTTATCAATTTTCACTATCTACCTCCATCAAATTCGTAAAAATAATCATCAACACCAGTATAGTGTATGACATATCTTCCACAATTACTACATTTTACCGATTCGTGAGGAATATCAACAATACTGTCCCACGAATAAAATCCTAAGCCACATGTACATTCTACAGACAACGATTGATCATATCCAACATTATTTTCAACATTATCTGATTCTATCTGTGTTGTTACATTTTCAACAACACTATAAATATACTCTTTTAATTCATCATCTGTCATTTCAGATTCACGTTGTCCTGTTTCCAACACATCATTAAATCTTGTAGAATCTAATATAACTTCCACTAAATCTAAATCCATATCTAGTCCCATTTGTTCAAATATCTCAGATAGTAACGATTTAGATGTTTCCATTCCATTTATATATCCGACTAAATAATCTCTATTTTTAGCAACAACAGGTACGTAATATGGTTTTCCTTCATCGTCTAATGGTGCATTATAATGCATAATACCTCCTAGATCACACAGTAATAAGTTGTTTTCCATTTTTCCCATACCTGTATTTATCTAAAATTCCATTTATATCATCCTCACTCATAACCCTGATATAATTAACAGCGTCTTTCATCCCTATTTGGTAATAATCTGCTACATATTTACAATCAATATTAGACAATTTTTTAGATTTTTTTGAATAATCATAATAAAATTTACGTTGAGGTAATAACGAATGCAATATAGTAAAATGTTGTTCATCTGTCAAATTTGAAATATTATTAATATCTTCAACAAACATTAATGTAAATTCATTCATTGACAACCATTTATTAACCATAAATTGATTATACCCTTTACTAACAGATTTATCATCAAAATCTAACACTTCTTTAGTTTCAGTTAATGCTTTAAGAATCTGAAATATTGTTATTGTTTTTTTAGCAGGTTCTACCTTATATTCAGGAGAAACTTCAGCATTATCATCTTCCCATTCAATAAAATCTAATCCAGTACTCATAATTCTATTTCCACCACCGAATTAGTATTTTTAATAATATTATTACTCATAATAGGATATTTATCAACAGATAATAATGAGGTGTGTTGTTTAATATCTTTAAATGATATAGAATGAGATCCATAAGTAGATACTAATATATCAGCACAAATAACATCATAACCTAGTTTAGTTGCTACTATCGATACATCGATACCAAATCCTGAATTAAAATCAGGAAGGAAATGGAAATCACTATCATTTAAAAATGCACCAGACACAGCAAATAATGAGTCGTCCACAGCAACAATATTATTAAAAAATCCATTTTTAGTATATTGTATGTGATTACCTTCACCATTAGAATTGACAATTATACCATTGACAGGTTTATTATCAGGTGAATATAAAGATTCATCCTCATTAAGAACTTTACTACCAGCAACACCAATAACAGCAATATTAGGATTATGAGTAAATGCTAACTCTAATTTATCTAATATTAAATTATCTATAATATGTGTATCACTTTTACTAAAAATGATACACGTATTATTATTGATTAAATTATTTTTTTTAACAACATCAATTCCAACGTTATATTTAGATGATATTTGTTTAATATCGTTATTTTCTTTTTTATCGGTTATATGTACACATTTAATTTGAAGATTTTTAATAGATGGTGCCAGATATTTAGCAAAAGCATCATTATTACCATCATCATAAATGGATGTAATAAATATAAAGTCCATTAATTATCTCCTCTAATCAAGTCCATAATAGATACCATACACGCAACAAATGTAATTTCTTGATCGATACTTCTAGTAGACATATCCATATATTCAGCTATAGATATGATAGCTTCACCTTTAATGTCATTAGCCAAATTAGGAACAACAGAATCAAATAAATACCTATATAACATATCAAATTTATAATTATTATTTAAAATATATTCTCTGGCAGATTTCAATTTACAATTAACAATTAATTTAGATAATTCATCATCAATAGTATCTAAATTGAATATGTTATCATCAATAACACCAGTTTCTCGTCTATATTCATCCACAATTTGAATCATTTTACGTATATCTGGATAATATGCTTCAGCAATAGATTTAATAGTGTTAGGTTTATATTCTATTTCTTCTCGTTTTGCAATTCCTATGAGTTTCTTACAAATATTAGGAATTATTTTATCTTTAACACCTTCACCATTAAACTCGAAATTTTTATTTTGACATCTAGATTTAATAGGATCTATAATTTTACCATAATCATTAGCAGTTATAATAAATCTACACTTATCATAGTATTCTTCAATAGCACCACGCAATCCAGCTTGTAATGTAGGAGATGCCCAATCAAACTCATCAAGAATAATTAGTTTCTTTTTACCTGTAACTGAACGTGTTGACGCATAACTAGCAATACGAGTTCTGAGTGTATCAATACCTCTATCCATAGAAGTATTGATATAAATATAATCATAACCACAATCATTGGCTAATGCTTTGGCTATGGTTGTTTTTCCTGAACCTGGATTACTAGAATACAAAATAAGATTAGGGATATTACCTTCTTCAATAATATTGTTAAAATATAGTCTTAAAGAATCAGGAAGAATCATTGTTTTAACGGATAATGGTCTATATTTCTCCACTAATACATCAGTTTCTTTTCTTCTTTTCTTCTTATCAGTTTCTACAAATTCAATCATTTAGTGTAATCCGCCTTTTTTAATCATTTTTCTGTATTTACGTTCCTGTTCACGTCTCTCTGCTCTAGTCATTTTACGAGTTTTTCTATAAATATCTTCCGCAGATTTCTTGGCATCAATAGAATATATACATCCACATGGAATAGGTGCTTTATTATCCGAATCTCTACCAACATATCCTCTACCATAACAATGTTTACAATTAGGATCAGGATCTTTAATTGTTTGTCCCAACTTTTCTGCGGTAGCTTTAATAACATCAAATGGTGTTATTAGTAAATCTTCCTGAGAGTATACCTGATTCGATGTAGGATCGATGTACACTTCTTCCTGAGGAATCTCATTATATGATGTCGTATCAATGTTCAAAATGTCGTTTTCGCTCATAGTGTATCCTAATCTATAGTTCCTGAATAAATGTTTAATTCTATATCGTCGTGTATCAATGAAAATTTCATATGTTTTTCTTTTTTGATATCAATAACATAATTCTTTTTTGAAGGAATTAGAGTAAATCTATCAGCCATAATATTGAACTGTATATTTTCATCATAGTCAGAATTTCTATCACACTCAAATGTCTTTTCGAATGTATTATCGTGATTATCTGTATATATCTGAATAGTTACTTCATTATCAACACACGATATAAGAGCTTTATCCGCTTTAATCAGATTAATCATTCCAATTAATTCGTCTAGATCTTCTTTAGTGAGTGTTAATGTTACATCAGATTCACCAAAGTTAACACGCTTAGGACCATTGATTATACCTTCAGAAGGAGACAGAGTATAATTAGATTTTCTGCCCTTTTGTTTGAGTGTTAATGTTCTACCACCGATAGAAATATCACACCCTTTAAATACTTTATAATAATTATAAAAATCGTTATACATATAAAATGCAACGGTTTCATCAATATCAAAATATTCTGATGGAGCTTTAAGAATATACGGTATTGTTTTTTCTTTATCTGTTTTACGAATGACAACGTTATCGTCAATTCTCTCGAATGCTATTGCTTGATGTATGCCTGTCAAGTCATTAACTAAATCGAATAATTCATCTTTGTACGCAATATTGCTCATACATTCTCCTATAATTGGTAAATAATTTTTAACACATATAATATAATAAAATTTCCGAATAAAGTCAAGTTTATTCGGAAATATATTTCACAAACATAAATAATTACTATAATTATTCAGGTTCAGCATCTCCAATAATCAATCCGTGTTCATATTCTGGGCGTTGTTGTACTAACGCATCAGCAATTTGTTTTAAATGATCGGCATATCTATAATGAGCACCTAAACCAGTACGTAATTCAATTTCATAAATCAATTTATCTAAATGTGTCGAATGTTCAAATGACACTTGTGTTCCTAATAGATACGCATAAAAATGAAAAGACTTATCGTATATTTCTCTATGATTAGCCATTTTTTGAGTAAACGCAGATAGTTTATTTAAAAATTCTACTGGTTTATCGTCATCCAATTCTGGTGGTAAATAAAAACCTACAGGAATTAGAGGAGTATATTTATACCCTGTTCTATGTCTATTAAGATCTCTCAATTCAGCCATAGCAATATTATTGAAGGCGAATCTAGTCATAGTACGTTTAATAGTAGGACTAACAGTACTATATCTATTTTCTTTTTGAACGAAGTGACCATCACCAATATCATGAACAAATGATGGAAAATCATCATCTACAGTCAACCATACTCTATCTTTAATATTATCCATAGGACATCCTTGATATGCTAATGATGTTGCTGATATCGTAGCCCAACGTCTGGCATGAAATATACTGGCATCATCAGGATATGAATGTTTCATTAATCTTGGTGATAGTTTAGCTACTTCTTCTCTGATCAACTCTGCCGCACTTTGACATTCAGGAATAGGTAACGATGCTAGTTGCTTAATTGTTTCAGCCCAAACACGAGCAGTCATGATATATGCAGCACTTGTTTTTGTTGCCATTGGGATAAAATATCTAGCACGATCTAACGCATAATTTTTACGAATTCTAGTTTTCATCTTTTCAGGAATATCATCAGGGATATTCATTACTTCTGGTGTATCTGTCGCAACTTTATCTAATTTGGTATAAAATGTATTATATAGATCAAAAGATTCAGTCATCAATTCTGTCCATTCGTCAGCAAGATCTTCTGGAATACCCGCATCTGAAGGATTAATTAATGATTCTTTATCCATTTTGATATATCGTGTACTAGATTCTTGACCATCAACTAGATTAGAAATCTCGAATATCTTATATGCTAAGAACATAGAGCAACTATCAACAGTGATAGCTATTCCACCTGTCATCCCACCAATACTAGCGTGACCATAATCGACCATTTTAAATATACGATCAACAGATGCGTCTGGATTATCCCAGTCAATTTTATTCAAAATTTCATCAATTCCCATATTAGATCGGGAATACTTTGCAAATGAACTTGCCAATAGTTCGGGTGTGGCAACTCGTAAAGATTCTTCCGATTTAGGTGGAGTTATAGCGATTACATTAACTTTCATCAATCATCCTTTTTTAATAATTATACAGTTTTACCGAAAATTTCACTTTCAGTTATTAATTTAAATTCATAACCATTATTTTCGCAAAATTCTTCAGCAGCTTTCCATTTATCTTTATTTTTAATGTATGTCATCATTTCGTGTTCATAACGTTTTTTTCTTTTAAGACTTCTATTTTTAGGTTTACTAGGCTCTACAGTTTGTTTAGCAGGCTTAATTTCTAAAATATATTGTCTAATCCCATGTTTAGTCTGAATTTTACAAATAATATCAGGATAGTATTTGTGAACTTTACCATCCAAACTAAATAAATATGGAATAACTATAGATTCGGAAGACCATTCAATGACATTTGCATTATGATCAAAAAAATAAAAACATCTTTTCTCCCACGACGATCTGTAATAAGGATCTCCCTTTCCTTTATATTTATGAGGATTTATAGGGTGATAATATCCCTTTAAATTCCCTGTAGACATTTTTCTTCCCATAATATATCTCCTTAATAGTTTTCAACTATTTAGATATATTATGACAAAACCTTCAATGCTGAAGAGTATTTACCCCAATTACGAGTCATAGAATGTATCTTATTTTTCATGAAATATTTTCCAACAAGTTTACCATCTAGTGGAGATAATTCATAAGAATCATACAGATCTATTATTCCCAATTTTATATCGTTAGGAATGAATTGTAAATCTATTAATTTTTTATTCCTAGCATAATTACTTTCTATTGTATTTCTCTCTAATTCTGTTTCTATATTAGAAATATAATCATCAAATCCTTCATTTAATATTTTCAAAGCATTTTTAGGTCCAACACCACGTTTTATTGGAGATATATTATCAGACTTATCACCACTTAATATTTTAATATCTAACTCTTTTTTAGGATTAATAATATTAACAAATTCATTTTTCATAGGATTATATTGACTAACATTAGACGATGATGTTAATTGATTTAAATCTCCATCAGTAGACACTATAATAACTTCCTCATTAGGATTATTAAATACATCCCTAGATAGTACCGCTATAATATCATCACCCTCAGCCCTAGGATATTGCATAACATACATATTAGTAAATAACGTTTTAATATCGTTTATAACATTATCCATAGCTTCATTAAATGCTTCTTTATCTAAAGGATATTTACCGCCTTGTTTTTTTCTATTAGCCTTATACTCTTTATATACATCACGTCTCCAACTATTAGGTGTATCAAATACTAATACACATTTAGTTGGATGGAGATTATTAATAGTAGAGAATAATTTACTAAAAAAACTATGCTTCCATAATTTAAATTTACCATTATCACTGTAATCTTTAGATATAGTACTGAATACAGTAATATATGCAATATTATGACCATCAATAATAAGTATACGTTCATCTTTCATTTCATCAACATCTTCAAAATCAATAAAATCTAACGACATTATCTACATCCTTTAATATATTTTTTAATATAATCTATACCATCATCATCAAGTTCAATTTTTTTATCAATGATGTGTGCTCGTACAAGATTAAGTATTCTTCCTACTTCAGCACCACCATCAATCCCACGAACTTCCATAACAAAATGTCCATTAACGATTCCGTCAATTTTCTTTTTACGTTCAACTAGACGAGCAATACGTTCAATTTTTTTATCAATTTCGTTCCAAAATTTATGATCATAAAGATATAGTCTAGAACGATCATCAGCGTGGGATACAATATATAAATCTTCCCAATAAGGACTATCCATAAGTGCCACACACTTAGAATCTCTCATTTCTAAAAATAGATGAAATCTCATATGATTTTTAATAATGTATGAAATCTCATTAGCCACATGTTTAGGAATATGTATTCGTTTGGCAATATCATCAAAGACCTTAACACCTATATGTTCATGTCTAAAATAATGAAATTTACCGCCATCTTCTTTTTCATATGCACTAGGTTTCCCTATATCATGAAATAATCCAGCAAGTTTAACAACTGCGGTTTGATTATCAAGGTTGGCGATAACACCCATAATATGATTCATCACATTACCTTCTGGGTGATGGTGTTTATAATGAGGATAATTATGCATATTCTTAAATTCAGGAAAAATTTCTTGGAGAAAATCTAAATCATACATAATACCTATATTTTTAGAAAATCTAATTCCTGATGCCATTTTCCAAAGTTCTTTCCAAATACGTTCAGTAGATACTTGTGCGATATTATACCCATAACCACTAATAGTTTGTATAATATCATCATCGATATCAAAATCTAATACAGACGAAAATCTAAATGCACGAAACATTCTAAGATAGTCTTCAGTGAGTCTATAGTCGGAATCACCAACAGTTCTAATAACTTTATTAGCTATATCTGCCTTACCACCATGAAAATCTAAAATTTTACCATCTTCATCCATATACATAGCATTAATGGTAAAATCTCGTCTACAGGAATCGGTTTCAACATCTACACCAACCTGAACTCCATCAGGTCTACGTCCATCAGAGTATTCTCCATCCGAACGATACTGGGCAACCTCAAAAACATTATCCTCGAATTCAACAACAAGAATACCGAAATCTTTATTACTTCCAATATCGTGAGTAGGGAAACGACGTTCTATAAGATCCATCGGTACATCTGTAGCAATATCTATATCATCACACTCTCGTCCAATAATATAATCACGAACAGCACCACCAACAATAAATGCTGTAGAATCTTCTTTTAGTTTTTTGATTTCTCTAACAAGACGAAATCCAATATCAAACATATTCAGTCCTTTAATTAATATAATACCAAATATATATTAATTAATTATATTTGTCAAGCCTTTTGTAAAAAATCTGTAACTAAAATATTGGTAGGATTGCTTTTAGATACTGCGTTGAACACTTCTATTTGTTTTTGTGATAATTCTTTTAAATTCATGATACCGAAACGTAGTTTTAATTCTGTTTGCAATAATTTCATAATGAAATAACTATCGATGATATCTTCTTGTGGATTTTTTAGATCTTGTAAATGACTAAGATCTAAAAATGGGTGTGAGTCGTTATTGAATTGCTTGAACATGGCTTCTTTATTAGCATTACCTTTGCCTGTAGCAAATTTTTTAATTGCTGAAGGTGTATAAATTCTTAATGGTGTACCTTTATCGTATATCATACTTTTGGTTAGCATTGTTGCCTCAGCAATATTAAACACTTTACCATTAGCACCCATGGCATATCCTTCTATAGCAATATACTCAGGAATATCTCCACCATAAATAAATCCCTCAACTTTATTTTTTAAAAAGTAAAATCTATCCATATCATTACGGAAATTCTTTTTAGCGTTATGATGGAGACGTTCATCCAATTTACAATTTTTCAATGTCGATGAAAATGACATATAATCTATAGATACTATATCTAAATCATCATTCAATTCAGCTTTAACAACAGCAGGACTACTTATACTATAATCAATTCCGCATATAAACATAAACACTTCTCCTTAAAAGAAAATATTTATGTTTTTTTCTTATATGGTTTTTTCTCTTTTTCTACAGGAAAAAATATTTTATCAATAATATTATTAGTAAAATATGGTGACAACATATCCCACGTCAAATAAGTTATATCTTCAGTATTATGTAATATAAAATCATTAACATCTTTAACTGTTTTGATACATTTATGATCTTTTAGAAATTTAGACCAGTTGAATACATATTTACGTTTTTTTAATAATTTAATAGCTTGTTTGTTACCACTATTATCATTATCAACCATAAAATATTTTTTACTAAATTCATCTAATTCAGCACTTCTCAATTTAAGTCCAGTCACAGCTATACTATTTTCAACAAATATAGAATCTATAGGACCCTCAAGAATAATAACAGGCAATGATTTATCGACATTATAATAGTTATATATACTATTATGGTCTCCATACCTAGAAAGGTATTTTACGCCATTCTTGTTATTAAATTTCCTACCTTGAAAATAGTAAATCTTATTAGTTTCGTTATTTCTAAAAGGAATAATGATTCTACCTTTGTATAATCCATTAATAGCATAATACCATTTAGAATATACATCTTTAGGGATTTTCCTATTTTCACAAAATTCGATACAGTCATCAAATTTTAATATAGACTTAAAATGTCGAGTATCTTCCTTTTCATTTCTCTCTTGAGATCCTTTGACGGTTTTAATATTATTATATTGTTTACTATCCATTATAGATTGCTTATTTTGACGAATAACATCGCTCATATATCGTTTATAATCGTCATTATAATATTCTTTCATCCAATTAGGAACAGACATGGACACCTGACAATTATGACAATAATACACCCACGGCTCTTTAGTTTTTAATAGATACCCACGCTTTTTAAACTTATCTGTTTTAGAATCACCACACACGTTACATCTAACATTGTAAAACTCACTAGTTTCGAACACCTCTGTGAAATTACGACTAAGAAGAGATCTCACGTGTCGTTCAAGTATAAATTCGTCATAATATAAATTCATAAATCCTCTTTATAAAAAATGGGAGCGGTTTTATTCACTCCCATATAGATAACACCAGATTGTTAATTATTAATCATCTAGATCATCGAAGAACTCGTCATCGTCATCATCAGAAAACATATCATCATCAATGTTGTCAGAAAAATCATCTTCATCGAAATCTTCTTCAATAACTTCATCCTCATCAGCAGCAACTTTAGGCTTTCTCTTTTTAGGTGATGACGATTTATTTGAATCATCTCCTACTGTTTCTCCAATTTTTTGTTCATATGCCTTTTTAAGAGCATCATAACTTTTAAATTGATCTTCAGCAATAAAACCACCAAGTTCGTGACGAGACTCAAGAATTTTATCTTCATCGCCATAATCACCTAGTTCTGTTTCAACATCCGAGAATCTAGAAGCATCATAATTAGTCTGTTTACCATTTCTCTTAGCAGAGAATACAAAGTTAACACCACAACCATCGTCCCAAGGAACTTTATCTTCGTCAATAAGATCTTCGATTTTTTCCATAATCTTAACACCAAATTTAAAGATAAACACTTTTCCTTCGTTACTACGGTTATTCTTATCTTCTACAATAAGTGCATTAACATAATAACTAGTCTTCTTTTTTCTATCATAATATAGATCGTTATCTGTATTATAATAGTCATTAGCATATAGGTCGTCACACACAGGACACACACCATTACCAGTTCCGTGTATAGTAGTAGGGCAATTTTCAATCAGCCATCCACCTGTATCTCTAAAGAAGTGATTAAGAACTTCTACATAAGGAAGATCTGTATCAGGACTGTCAAGGAAACGCATAACAACTTTCGCTTGGTTTTTATCGTTATACGTTGGTTCAAAGATTCTTTCATCTTTTGAAAATTTACTTTTACGATTTTTGATCTTTTTGTTAACTTTAGACCAATCCTTCTTAAACGCTTTTTTCTTTGGCATACAATCTCCAATTAATAGGTTTACCATTTTTAACACATATAATATAATTTAATTTTTTCTAAAAGTCAAGACTAATTTTCACAAATATCATTAATATTGCTTTTTGTTACCGCTATATTGTATTTTTTAGATAATTCTTCCTGCAATATAGCTTCTGTTTCTGTATCTATAAACTTTATAATACGACTCATCATAATATTTTCCTCTTCCAAAAATAGTATAGTATCGTATATAGGTATATTATAATCAGATTTTAACATTCTGAATATAATATTTATATCTTGCTGCTCATTAAATGTATATATACCTCCCTGTATATATTTACTTAAATCTTCATAACTATAACCAAACACATCATCCAATAATTCAAAAAATGTATTAGTATCTAATTCTCTAGCCATTTCATTTTCGATTTTTTTAAAATCGTCATATTCACGTTTTAATATACCTAATGGTTCTTCCATACTATCTCCTAATATTCAATATCAATATTGCTTTTTTTACTTTTACTAGCAGTAACCTTCTTAGTCGCCTTTTTAGTTGATTTTGGTGTATCTTCTTCTTTAGGCTTAGATTCTGCTTGTTTTCTCTTAGTGGATTGCTTCAATTCGATATCAGGATCGTCTGATAATCTCATTTTAGGATAATCTACTAATACTGTAATACGTTTCTTGTTTTCACCATATCTATTTTTGATAATAGTAAACACATATTTACCCGCTTGTCTTAATTCATCAGATTGTGTTACAGCCACAATTACATCACCAGTAAATACAGTACCAACAGAATCAGACGCATTAGATAATTCTAATTCATCATTACCCATACCACCTCTGTTAGTCTGAATAGCAGATACTATAGGAATTCCTAATTCTACCGCTAATCCTCTAACTTCCTCAGTGATGCGTTTTTGTTCTGTGTACGTATTATCTGAACGTGATGAAAACGTAGAAGCCATTATACCAATATAATCAATATAAATAACTTCTGGTGTGAATTTCTTCTTTAGAAGCAATTCTTTAACCAGTGCTCTTATATGATTTACAGTACCGCCCTTAGTTGCATATTCTTTAACAACAAACTTCGCTTTAATCTTCTCTCGCATACGATGGAACATTGACTTAAATTTACTCTTAGTCAATTTTTTAATATCTTTAATATTAATATCCATTGCGTTAGCAATTACACGCTCAGATATTTTGAATTCAGACATTTCATAAGAAACATATAAAACATTTTTACCCTGCAATACATTGTTAGTCGCTAGTGCTGTCATTATTAGACTTTTACCCATATTAGTTTCAGCCATAAATAATGTTAATGACTTTTCATGAAATCCACCATCAGTAATCTCATCTAATGTATCTAATCCTGACGGAACTGTGAATCCGTGTTCATGAAAGAAATCGTATAGTGCGTCTTCATCATCTTCACTAAAGATATCCAATCCAACTTTATTATCAAAAGAAAAAGCCAATGCTTCTCTAATAGCATTAGGTGCATCATTTAAATCTTCAGTTTCTTCATTTTGAACTTTTTCAACAATACTATAAACAACATCCATCACACTTTTTTGTTTAATGTATTCTTCAACTTCACCTAATATGATTTCTTGATCGATATCACCAATATCAGTCATTACCACTTCTTTAAGGTGATTATACAAATCAGGTTTTTTAATTTTTAATTTAACTTCTTTAAGTGTTGGGAATCTCTTATATTTATCAAGGAACTTTTTAATAAATTTAGTTATCTCAACATTCTCAACTAGTTCAAAGATAGAAAATCTAAGATACGGGAGAATTCTCTCCCGTAGATCTTTATCAGTAAACAAAAGTTGCATTATAACATTTTCAAATAGGAAATCTTCGTTTTCTTCTGACATTAAATACCTTTTTAATCAAAAATTGAATCTAAAAACTCTTCTTCTTCAACCGCCATTGCTTCTTCTGTGAATGTGTATTTTTCTTCCAAATACTTATCAAACTCATCTGTAGCAAATACATCTTTCCAAAACTCTGTGCAATAAAGATCTTTTTCAAAGTATTTTTTATCACTATTAACAGCTCTATACTTTGTACCTTCTTGTACAACAACACCACATTCTAGAGCATCATCTAATATACCGTAGAAAGGATCGAGTCCACCACTATATTTCAATCTATATGTTAGTTTAGATTCTCCTTTAGAAAAACGAGATTTAAACGTTTTAGCCGTGATGAAGTGACCAACCACCTCTTTTTCTTTATTCTTATTATCTTTAGCACGACTCATACCTAGAACAACAGTTTCACAGTTAAATGTTACTTTACGTCCACCAGGAATATTAAGTGGGTCACCAAATCCCCCAGTATTATCATATACGTGATTCACAATTAAAAACGTAGCACCTGTATTAAGAATAATATTTGCCAATCTATTTTTCATTTTAGGTTCACTCATATCAACAACATCATTACCCTTTTTAGAGTTTTCTTTAGTACGTGTACTTACAAGAGTTCCCCAACTATCAATAATGAATACCAAATCTGCACGATCAGCCATAGGAATAGGATCAACTATAGTCGAAATAATCTCTTCAATTCTGAACATATCACTAGTTCTAAATACTTGTAATGCTTCTTTACTAGTATCTATATGAAGAGCAACTGCTAATTTCTTTTTAAATGCTCGTTCGGTATCAATCATAATAACGTGCTTTTTCTTTTTCTGAGCACTACGCACAATATTAGCAGCAATAATCGATTTACCTAATTGAGATGGTGCAGAAATCATAGACATATGCCCAAGAGGGATACCACCTTTTACCTTACCACTAAACAACAAATTCAAAGCAATAGAATTTGTGGTCAAAAACTCAATACTCTCATTATCAAAATCGAATAAATTGTCACTTAAAGGTTTACGTTTCTTCTCACCCTTATCTTTAATAATAAGGTCGTATATTTTTTTCCCCATCTAATCTCCTTTTAAAATTCTATAAAATCTGTTATATTATTTTTTTCTATCACTACATTACCCCATCCGAACGCATCATAAAAATCTTCTACTAATTTTAAAAAACCTTTATAGAATTGTTTATTATAATCTATCTTAAAGTACTGATTAAATTCCGTAGGAAAGTCACCAACAAAAGATATAATTTCAGTACGTAATATGTTATTAGGGTTGATATATATCACCTTAACTTTACTACCATTACTAATGAACGGTAACATTATTTTTTTCTTTTTAATTAAGAAATTATAATACATAGACGACTTAACGTGCTGAGGTGTATGAGGTTTAACAATGACATCGCCATGTTCAACATACACATCAGCAGGTTCAGAATATTTAGTATAATTATTGACACTTCTTGGTGCGGCAACATCACTTATACTTTTGTGTTTAAATTCTTCTCTATACATTCTCAATTTATCGCCTATCTCATCAATATCACTACGTAATAACATAGATTCTAAAATATCTGTCAACGCAGTCTTAAAATAAGACGCTGTAGAAGTTTTAACAATATCAATACCTGTTATAGCTAATTTAGGTTTCAAATATACATCACCTTCATTTTCAATAACAATATCTGCGTATTTTTTCTTCTTAAGAACTAATTTACTAACAATAATTTTTTCTCGCTTAAAATCGTGTAAATTTTCAGCATTATATTTCTTAGCATATATCTTAAGAATTTTATTAAAGAATGGAGTCAAAAATTTAGTATCGAAATAATCTACCCATAATCTATATTCTTCATTATCTTTAAATGTTAATCCTAATCCTTGTATAACTTCATCTAAACATATATAGTTAGAATCCGTATCTACTACAGGAATCATATCATTTTTGATCTTAGGCAATTTACCCTTCAAATGACTATACTCAGGGAAATATTTATAAAACGATTTATGCCAATGGTTATGGAAATAATTATTGACAGCATCGGATACATATTCAATCACATCTCTACCAGCAATAGTAATAGCCATAGCGTTTTTGATATTATAAAACGAGAAAAATCTATTACCAAGTACACCATACATAGAGTTAATCAAAATTTTACGAATCATCTGTTGTGAATCATAATATTTCTCATCATATCCTTCTTCAATAACTTGATCATAAATAGTTCGAGTTTTCTCAATATCCCAGTGATTATTTTTTGCTATAGTAGCAACATCATAGTTTTTAGCTATACCTTTAGCAACTTTAGCTTTATTCTTAAAATCTACACGTTCAAAATAAATAGTTTCTACTATTTTAGGTAAAACTCCTTGTTTATCCTTTTTATAATAAATACCACTAACACTAAAATGTCCTTTAGGTGTATCACACTCATACAATGTCGATGCAGGAGTTTTTATCAAATTAGGAATGTCCTCAGGGTCTGGATCTAATACTAAAGTCTCAGGACTGATATTAAACATTCTGATAATAGTAGGATACAGACTAGCAAAGTCATAGGACACTAAATTTTTATATACCCCACGTAACGCTTTAACGAATGCTCCTGGATATTTTTCCTTCATTCCTTTTTCGACATCGGGCATTACTAATCCAAATTTATGCAAATAACTCAACATATATCCAGTAATAACTTTAATAGACGAAAATACACCTTCAAAAGGAATACGTGCTTGAGTCGCTAATGTGATAGCTAGTTCAATAAACTTCTTTTTCGCTTCTATTTTTGTTACTAGAATAACGTCCTGAATATTATACTCAACAAATTGATTCCAATTAGTTTTATACGCAGTATTGATACTATCATCTAACGTATTTTTACCTTCACCACATACCAACTGACCTATAGCCTGAAGACTATAACTTACTTGTTTTTTATATGTGAAATTCTTAAACAATTCTTGACCATCTAATATAGATATACCAGCTATCTTATAATACTTAATAGTATTTTCGAATTGGTCCTTCTGTTTAGCCTCATCATAAATATTTATAGGTGAAAATTTCAAGTCAATACCTAAAACATCGGCTCGGTCAATTAAATATCGCATATCAAATAGTTTGCAATTATGTGTTTTAACACCACACGTAGTATTAAAATAATGAGATTCCGTCTCGATATCATACATATCAACAACACCAACAGACACAATATCTTTAATTTTAATTAAATAATATCCATCATAAAAAAATTGTTTTAACTTTTTAGATGGACTGTTCTTAGATATTATAATATTACCTATATGCAATCTATCACGTTTCTTTTTATTTTGCAACATCAAATTATCATAAAAATTTGAATTAATATCCCTGTTAGGTATTCTTAGCACATGATCATATAAAACATTATATATACCATTCCATTTTAACAATTCAGAAAATAATCTAATATCATCATTATTGTAATTACAAAATCCTACACTTTGACCTGTTTTTTCTACCCATCCGTCACCATCAATACAACCACTCATAAATGACATAAATTGAGTGTAGGACAACTTACTAATTTCTGATATATTTAAATCTTTACGTAAATCATTGTTATACACTATACCAATTACAGAATTAAAAATATTATTTTTGAATGAAAATCTCACTCGGTATGTATCATCACCATCACGACCATTTTTATAACATTCATCAACAGTAATACTATTACGTCTTAATTTAAATTTATCCATAATAGACAATACTTTACTAATGATATCCCTATCCTTGTTATATATCATCAAGATATTATCTTTACGATCAACACTACCATCAGTATAAAGCATACCTAATAAATACAGCAGATCATTATCGATAACAGTTCCATCAATAGCATAATCGATATTATTATTATTTCGTAAATCAACACGCATATAATAATCATATTTATCTAAATCTATTTGAGAGACTTTTAAATCTTCTTTAGAATTCAATAATGGTTGAGGGTATGTATATTTACCTTTTTCTTTATAATATACAGGAAATACGTGAGTATCTGACGCATTAACAACACTACCATCATACAAAGTTATATCATATGATTCTTTACAACCAGTATTAACTACATTTTTAATAGCACCATCATTATATGTTGTAGTACCAACCAAACTATCTTTAATTTTCACAATCTTATCATCTAACCATACTGATGAATTTTCATTAAGACAATTCCAACCAGATATAATATCTACTTTTTGTCGTCTAAAATGTTTAATAAACGATTCAAGCATAGCAGTTTCGTCAGGAATGTAATAATATGTCCAATCAGGATCAATATCTAGATAATTTCCTGTATATTCTTGATTACCCCATGTGTAAGTTTTACCTGTTGATGAGTAATGGACTGTGATACAGTTGATTACATTTTCACAGTCATCTACCATTTGATCGAATGGTTTAGGATCGTCACCAACTTCAACTTCAATATCTATAGTACAAATATTATAATTATCAATATCAATTACAGTATTAGTATTATTATACCGTTTTTGTAGAAATTTAATATCTTGATCAATATTAGCTTCACAAGTTTTTAGATTTCCTATTTCTATAGATTTATTCATGGCAAATACATTTCTAGAAACCTGTCGTTTAACAGGAGTCCCAAAAATATCAGTAATACCAGATTGCTTTGTATGATCTTCTATATAATAATCTATAGACGGTTTAATTACCGATTGATGCCTATCACCATTATCATCAACTTCCCACAGATATATTTTATTAGTATTTCTCTTATAATATATATTTTTATGCACACTCATTATTTTCTGACTCTTTCTATTTTATCATATAAATCTTGCTCGATAAATGTAATACGCTTATTCATTTCTTCTTCAGAATCAGCGTTAATACCTGCTGCTTTTGGATGACCCCCACCAATACCCAATTCTTTAAAATATTCACCAAAATTAAAATCATCCATAGTGCTTCTAACAGAAATTTTATAATTTTTAGTGGTATTAAAAAATACAAACTCATAACCTTCTTCTTCCATTAAACGCTGAGACAACTCGTTAACAAGTGTATCTGCCATAAAGAAGCAAGAATCTATAGTATCAAATTCTAAAATTTCTAAATTTTCATAAGTTTCATCAAAATGATCTTTAACACTTTGTATATGATTCAATTCTCTTTTAGAAAATTTAATAATACCATCTTTAAATCTTTTTCTAAATAATTCATGATCGTATAAACCATATACATCATTTAATTCTTTACTGATAGGATATTTATGAATCCACATATCATAATCATTAATAATCACACTCATTTTAGTATATCTAACTAGCAAATCTTTACCATACATTTTATCTATAAATTTTTTAGTTAAATATGTTCCTGAATATTTCAGATTAATATATCTATGTTTCTTAGGATTATGTAGATGTTTAGCAGTTTGATGATGATCTATCAAAATACTGTTAGGTAATCTATCCAATAATTCTGGAAGAGTTGGCGAAATGTCAGTAATAAATATCCAATCATAATCCTTAGGATTTATTTTGATTAGTGTTTCATTAATATTATAATACGAACACACAGTATATTCTATATCATTAAATACTGCTCCTAATAATATTGCACTTCCACAACCATCTAAATCATTATGGGAAATAGATAATACTTTACTGTTAACTGAAATTTCTTTCATGGGTCGTCCTTAAAATAGAAAATATGTATATCACGGGTATAATATACATATTTTCACAACATAAATCAAGTACTTTTATAATATACTTGTTAATTTATTAATATACGCAGCACTTTCTGTTGTCCAATTCTCATCAATAATTTGTTGATATTGACGATCTATGATATTGTTATATACATCTGGATCAGATAATTTATTAAATATTAAATCATCAATTTCATCAACGGTTATACTGTCCGATGTTGTAGTTATAGATACGTCATATGGCGATGGTTTACCATTATCAAATACTGTACCTATACCTACTATACCAGCAACACAATATTCTTGATACTTAATTGCACTTTTAGAATAATTAAAATAATTAGGAACTAATGGAGCTATACCAAAATCAGCATTCAATGATTTAATAGTCTTAGGATAATGTAAACTATTAACCCAATCTATAACGGTTATCTTATCTTTGATAGACTCAAAAAACCAAGGTAATCCACCCATCTGTATGTAATTAATCTTATCAGCATTTACAGCATTGATAATCCATTCCTTCCACGCGTTATCCATATCTCCAGCAAGTTTATTATCATTGTGCCAATGAGTAGGACTAGCAGACCAAACTATTGTTGGTTTTTTAATAGGCTCTGTTCGTTTAGGCACACGTGTATCTCCCCAAAGATATGCTGGTAATGTATTATGTATTACTTGTATCTTATCTTTATCTACACCACGTGATGCGATATAATCACCTAAAAATTGTGTACTCACACATACAACGTCCATCATCTTCATATTTTCTATTGCTGCGTCCTGTACATCTTTATCAATACCTGGTTTTCCAAAATTATATTCTGGAATAGTTTCACCTTCTTCTGGACCATCCCAAATAAAATCATCAATATCATACACCATTTTAAATCTATAATGTTGTTGTAATTTTTTATAATGTTTAATTACATCAACAGAAGATGGAGCCATGGTTCTTTGAAATAATATACTCCGAGTTTTCTCCAACACATCAGGTTGAAATATCATGTGAGGTGTCACAATTGTTTGAAAGTTTCTAGTTTTACCAAAAACTGAATTCAAATATGTCATTGGAATAATATTTCTAATAAAACCACACCCAGTATAGTCAGCGTTATATGATAACACTAAATTTTTTTGAACCTTTTTTAATTGTGGATCTTCAACTACTCTAGTTTCGGTGAATCCAGTATTTGGTGATTGCATTTGTTTTTTAAAATCATCAATATCTGATGTCGGTAAATTCATAAACTATCTCCTATGACACTTCATCGTGAATGTCATTGATTAAATTTAATATGTCTTCTTTATCATTAATATCATCAGTATTGTTTATATATGTTTCAAATAAATCTTTAACTGAATTGATATTATTTGCCTCTATATCTAGATCGCTATGTTCATTAACAATTATATTTAATGATGGATTTAATTCTAAAGGCTTCATCTTTTCAATAGTCTCTAAATATTTATCAATCAAATTTCCTTTAATTTCTGATTTTTCTATTGTGATTATTGCATCAACAATATTACCTTTAATAAGTTCTTCATCAGGAATCTCTGGATATTCAATTTCTATAAATTTAATAGATACATCATTTTCTACACGTTTATATCTCAAGGTATCTAAATTCAATACTATAAAACCTTTAGCTTCATCGATATCATTTCGATTTGTCTGATACGGTGAACCACAATAAATGATTTCTGTAGATCCAATTCTTTTAGAACTAGGCGTGTGGTAATGACCACTAAACACTTTTTTAAAATTAGAAAAATCTTCAGCCTGTAATCCTACAGAACTTATATTTGTTTTGTTTAGATTAAATCCTATAATATCAAAGTGACCAAATAATACGTCGGCTGACGTTTTTTCAAATTCGTCATGTATAGATATATCATTATAATCTACTACCCAAGGACAAAACATAACGTCAGTTCCTTTAATATTTATAGTTTCAATAGTATCAATAATATTAACATTATCTAAATGATTTAATAATTTTAATGAATGAACATCGTTTGTAGTTTTATAATATATATCATGATTCCCTATCAATATTGTTATATTGAAATCTTTAAATTCAGTATTAAATAATTTATATACTTCGTCAGATATATGCACATTAATATTAGTTCTATTTTCATACACATCACCAAGTATATACATATCGTAAATTTTATTTTTATACATGTATGGTCTTAGCTGTTCTATGAAAAACTCTAAACTACTATTTAGAAAAATTTCCGAATTTTTATTAACTCCAAAATGAATATCACTCAAAAGAATTATTTTATTCATCTACATCTCTTTCTTATCAATATTTTCTATGAATGGAATCTTAACTAAAATATCCATATCTTTATATTTAGTTTTTAATAATCTAGTAGCACCATTAAACGCAAATTGACTAAAATATGAAAACGGATCAGGGATAATATCTCTTTCTAACATTCTTTGTTCCATCATATCAACATCATAATTTTCAACATATCTACACATATCGTAAACACCCTCAGATATCATGTCGTCTTTCCAGTCCTTAGAATAATTTATAAATCTAGGTCTATTTAAAAAATTCTCAGCAATTAGTAAAAAATATTTACCAACCTTATTATATGAACTAGACGAACCAGTTTCCTTATATTCTTTTAACGCTTTATGAAATTCTAATTTATCAATATAATTATTTACTGCCATTATACCTCCTGTGTATAATTTATTTTAGAAAAGCCATCAATATTTTTTTCAACCTCAATAATGCTTTTAAATTTATTTTTATATTCTGACTTTAATCTATGAGATATAATATATATTCCCATTCCATTCTCTTCAGATACCATTGTATTTAAACTCTCTAATAATTTATCTAATCCCTCATCGTCTATAGAACTATCTAATAATTCATCAATAATAAGTAAATTACAATTCCAATTAGCAATTTTCTTAGTAACATCAATAAATGATAATAAAATAGACATATCTATTTTCTTTTTCTCACCCTCACTAAAACTAGTATACTTAACAGATGTATTGAAATTAGAAGTTGTACTAATTTGATGTTTCATAGTATTATCAAATTCTATATAAACAGGTAAATCAAATAATCTAAGATATGTATTTATACTATTATTCATTATAGGTATGAGTTGATTAAAAATATATGACTTCACTCCATTATCAGATAATATGTCTATAACTATTTCATATTTATCTAATTCTGTATTTATATATTCTAATTCTTGTTTATTATGATTATATTCTTTAATCTTAGCTTTATATTCTATCACCATATCATCGATATTGAAAACAAATTCTTTATTTTCAATTTTAATAAGCTCATCATTCAATCTATCTAATTCGTCTGTCTTTATTTTTATATCAGATTTAATAGATTTTAATGAATACATTAAATCTTTTTTAGAATCTTGAATTACACGAGCTGATGTTATGTTTTCAGTTATATCATCATAATCACCAGATAACTTATCTAATAATTTTGTATTTTCAGATAATATAGTTGTCTGAATTTGAATCTCTGCTGCCTTATGCTCATCAGTTAATGATGAATTACATGTAGGACATACATCATATTTATCTAATGCTTCTAGAATCTCATTTGCATTTTTAATTTTAAATTTACACTCAGAGATGTTATTTAAAATATCCTCTTTATCATTAGATAATTTTTTAATTTCTACTTCTTGTATAGCATCAAATTCTTTTTTAAGTTTTCTACCAGTAGATTTAAGTTTCTTTAATTCTTTTTTAGTATTTACTAATTTAGATTCAATATCATCATATTCTGATTTTTTATCATCGTCAAATGTTTTTTTAGAAGTTTTCAATTCAGTTATATGACGTTTTTCAGACTTAATAACATCACCCAACATATCGATAGAGTGGATCAACATATCCTTTTTTATATTCATGTCTTTACGTTTAGCTTTTGCATTTTTAAGCATTAACGGAATAACATCTATATTACAAAACTTCTCTAACAAATTTCTCTTTTCACCAGCAGGAAGTGTTAAAAAAGGTTTATTATAATTAATAGATAATGATAATATTTGTTTAAATAACTTATAATCTATACCTATTTTACTTTCGATATCTTGTTGATTAATAGTCTTACCACCACCGACTAATTCTTGTTTAGTACCATCTATCCAAAATTCTAATTCAACTAAAGGATTTTTCATTCCTCTAATAATTTTATAATTTACGCCATTAACTTCAAAATCACATTCGACACGTAAATCTTTTTTATTTTTTCTATTAATCAAATCTGGCTTATTGATTTCTCTATAAGGCTTATCAAAAAGAACATACGAAATAGCATCAAGCAAAATAGATGATTTACCAGCACCATTATGACCTGTAATCAAGTTAAGACCTGTATTAAACTCGACAACCGTTTCAGAATTACCAAATGATAAAAAGTTTTGTAACTTTAATGTTTGTAGATTAAACTTCATTAACTAGCCCTTATTTTAATGTCCTATATAATATAACATTTTTTCTGAAAAAAAACAAGGGATTTTAACAATTTATCTATATATTCGTAAATGTTCCCTAGAGAATCTGCGAGTTTAGAAAATAAATAAATAAACTAATAACTTATATATACTTAATAGATTATATATAATAACTAAATAATTAAATATTATTACGCATGAGGCTTGACTTTATTTGGAAAAAATTGTATATTATAATCTACTGAAAATTATCAACGGAAATGGAGGAGTATGAAACATATTAAATTATCTATAAAAAATAACTATCTTTCTGATACATACACTCCTAAATTCAAAAAATATGATAATATTTTAGATATAGATGTTGAAAGTTCTGATGATTTAGATATTTTAATGGAAACTATATCGTTGTATGTTCATTCATTTTATATTTATCGTGATAATATTCGTGGAGAACAATATTTTAAAGAAGCTCATGGTCTTTTATTAGATTTTGATAATAAAAAAGGACATAATGATTCAACTATAACGGAATTCTTAACTTCCGAATTTGCAGATACGTACAATTGGATTTTATACACGTCTAAGTCTCATATTAGTGATGTTCAAGATTGTTTTCACGTTTTTTTACCGTTAGATACACCTATTACTACTATCAATGGGCTTAATTCTGCGTATAAAACTGTATACAATGAGTTATTAGATAATAATATTAGATGTGATACTCAGGTTCATGATGGTGCTAGATTGATTTATCCATCTATTAAGATGGATGATCCTAATCCTGATTTTTTTGTTGATAGTAATTTTACAGGACAATATTATTATTTTGATGAAAGTGATATTGTTGTTGATATAAAACCTATAACACTTAAACCAAATAAAACTAATGGTGATATCACTCAACTAGTTGATAATAAATATGTTGAAGTATTTCGTACTATGAGTAAATTGGCTCAATATCGATATATCAAGTCTGTGTTGTCGTTTATGAATACTACTAATAGAAAGAATAGATATTCATTAATTAATTATAATATGTGGATTGGTATAGGTTTTAGTCTTTACCAGCATTTTGGTTATTCAGACGGCATTAAATTATTCAAAATATTAAGTAATGGATACCCAACAGATACAGAAGCCTCAATAGAGGCACAATTTAGGTATTTGACAGGAGATAAGTATCATCCATCTAGTAATATAGATATAATTATACGAATGTCTAGTAAATTAGGTTTCAATCATTCAATGTATTTTAAATACTATTTTATGTCACGTCATATTTTTTCACATAAAGATTCGTTGAAATATTTTACTAAAATGCAGCGTATACTTATGAATAAATATAAGATATATGAAAATTATAATGATGTGACTATATTTAATTACACTGATAAGAAAAATACACGATGTTTTTTAATGGAGGTCCGTAATAATGATGTAGTTAAGCATATCACTATCCGTTTAGGTGATATGATGGATATCATGGCTAATTTGTTGAATGTCGATAGAGAGTTTATAACAACATCAGTTACACGCGGAATCATTAGAAGATTTATAAATATCAATGGTGTGTATAATTTACACGCTTATGCTAGAAATAAGATAATTAGTAATACTGATAATACATACATAAAAGTCTCTGACATTAATTCTGTTATGGCTGAGGTACGCTCATACGCACCCACGACTATACATAAGATGCTGAGTAATAGAAGTATGCAACAATATCTAACAGATATTGGTTTTTTAGTTAATAAGAAAAAACGTAGAGTTGGTAAGAGAACATACATGATGTTCAGGGTTGATCTAACTAAATCTTTTGATGATTCATTTATATTCATAGAAAATGAGTTATTATATAAAGTTAAGTTTTATGAATTTTCAGTTATTGAAAATTGTTTAACACCAAATAGAACAACAGTGATGCAATGTTGAGAAAGAGGTTTATATGAGTTATGTTATTATGGAAGATGATAAATTTAGAGCATTACAAGCTAAAGTGAATAAGGATTTAACTATCACTCAGGATAATGTTATGCAAAAATCGTTAGATCTTTCAAAATTATATACTGAATATTCACGTAGATACTACACTCAAGTGGGAATTCTAAAAAATATAAATATAGAGAAGGTGAAACTGTATAAGAAACTTTACCATTATTATAAATTTGATGGTGATTTTCGTCTAGATACAAAAAAAGAGGTTGAAATTTATGTTTTGGCTGATACAGAGTATTGTCAACTACGATTGGATTGGGATAAACAAAGTATAATTGTAGAATTTCTAGAAAAAACATTGGCTAATATTCAAAGAGCAAGTTTCACCATCAGAGATTATATAGAATTACAAAAGTTCAAAAAAGGTGTAGTGTGATTGATGATGACGATATTATAGGAGTAGGTATACTTAACGGGTCGTATTTAGAAATAGATTGTAATGATGATCAGGCATATGAATTAAAAGAATATTTTTCGTGTTATGCTACTGATTATCAAAATAATCCTAAATATAAGGCACACCAATGGGATGGGAAGATTAGTTTCTTTTCCATCCACGATAGAACATTGCCTATGGGTCTGATTAAATATTTAAAACCATTCTTACAACAGTTTAAATATAAAGTTGATTTTTATTTTGATTTTGAAGATCTTAAAAATGATATATCTAAAGAAGATCTTACTGAATTTTATAATATCCTATTTGATGGTGTGACAACACCCGAAGGTCATCCTATATATCCTAGAGATTATCAACAAGATGCTATATATGCTGCTATACGTAATAAACGATGTGTGTTGGAGTCCGCTACAGGTTCTGGTAAGAGTATTATGATATACACACTCACTAGATTTGTTATGGCTGATACTGATGGTAAAGTATTGGTTATCGTTCCATCTATTAATCTGGTGAATCAGTTATATAATGATTTTAAAGAGTATGGGTGGGTTGGTGCTTGGGAAGATGTGAGTTTATTGCACGGGAAGTCGAAACACGATCCTAGTAAACAAGTAACTATATCTACTTGGCAATCGTTATATAAAAAACCGTATGAGTTTTTTGAAGAGTTCGAGGGTGTATTAGTTGATGAGACTCACGGGGCAAGATCATTATCAATTAGATCTATTTTAGAAAAGTGTGATAATGCTGAATATAAAATAGGAGTTACAGGCACATTACCAGACGACAAAGCAGATAAATTTAATATTTATGGATTTTTAGGACCACTCAGATATCAATTAAAAAGTAAGACATTGATAGATAAAGGATTTTTATCTAATATAAAAATAGTAAATTTAATTATGAGATATCATAGTAGGTCTATTGACCGTGTTATTGGTAGTGGGTATAGTAATGAAGTTTCTTATATAATGAAACATCCTTTGAGACAGTATGCGTTAAAATATATAATTGATAATGTTAATGATAAACATAATATATTAATATTGAGTCATCGTATAGATCACATAAAGTCTATAGTTGAAATGTTAAAAAAAGAATATCCTGATAAAGAAATATTAGTTACACACGGTAAAACTTCACCAAAAGAGCGTGAGCGAATTAGGAATTATATGGAAACTGTTGATGGTGCTATTTTAGTTGCTAGTTATGGTACATTGTCAACTGGAGTTAATATTCCTAAATTACATCACGTTATATTTGCTTCATTTTATAAATCAAAAATAAAAGTATTACAGTCTATTGGTAGAGGATTACGTAAACATAAGAGTAAGAAAAAAGTAGTCATTTGGGATCTAGTCGATGATTTACGTAAAAAGAAGGCTAATGGTAGGTGGCAGAATAATTATGCATATGTTCATTTTTATAAAAGAATAAAATATTATAAACATCAAGAATTCGAGTATATAAATAAACGGATAGATATTTATAAATTCAAAAAATATATGAAGAAAAAATAAAAATAAGGAGTGTCGTAAGATGCTCCTTTTAATTTATATAAATAAAAGTGAGATAATGTATATACTTTAGAATGGAGAAAATAATGAAATTCAATAGTGAATTATTTTCAAAAATTATAAATGAAAATGATGTAGATTTAGGTGCTTTAGATATTAAAGGATACCCTCAGAGTGTGTATGATGATATCGAGGCACAAGAAGATGTAATCTACCAAAATAAAGATCTTTATGATATGTATTATAAAATTAATACTATTTTAGAGAAGCCTAGAGCATACGAAGAAATTCAGTCAGTTGCTCCAGCTATAGATGTTAATAGAGGAATATTAACGATAAAAGGTGCGTGTAAGAATAGAGAGCGTGAAACGTGTGATACGTGTCCTCAACTTAAAAACGCTAAAATAAATGATCCTGTGGAATTATTTATTGATGAACTAAAAAATAAACTGGAACCAGGATTAGAATTAGATTATGAGATGCTAGATGACGGACAAGTTGATCCAGCAGGAAAATCATATTTTAATATAATTATTTCACGTAAAGGATAATTATGGCTACCGACGATAAAAGAGTAATAGATATATTAAAGGCTATTTCTACATTTGATATGGAAGAGGACTATAACGATACAGACGCAAGAAAACAGCTATCTGTTATGTTTAGAGATCTCATTTTAAGTGATAATGAAATATTAAAAGAGGAAATTGCCGAATTATTTCAAGATATCATAATGTCTGACACAGATTCATCAAAACAGTTTATATCTAATTTTGTTGATAATGTGGACACTGTGATAGATGATGTAGAAAAAACAGAAATGTCAAGCCCTGAAGGTGAGGGTGATGATGTGATCATGCCTGATGAGGAAGAACCAACCGAAGAAGAACCAGCAGCTACTGAAGAAGAACCTGCTGAAGAAACTCCAGAGGGTGAACCCGCAGCAGGAGAGGAAGCTGGTGGAGGTGCTGAGGAAGAAGAATCACCAGAGGACTTATTTGCTAGTCGTAAGTATAATAGTCCGTTAGTTGAATATGCTAATACGTTTATGTGGTCTTAGGAGAATAAACAAATGGGATTTATGAGTTATTTAAATGATATCGATAATAATATATCTGGAATAGAGGATGTTATTGACGAGGATATTATCATAGAAAAACAAGTTGATACAGTATTCACTCAAGAAGCTAATAAAATGTCTAAAGATTCTACAGTAGAATTGTTAGAATATAGACTTAAAGATAAATTAGATGATGTGGGGTTAAATAGTAAAGTGATTAATGAAGTTATTAATTATGTATTGGGGGACGTATCTACGGTTACTGATATACATCAACCTACACCAACTAAACCTAAAACTAAATCTAAGAAAAAAGCTCATGCTAAAAAGGCTAAAGTTAATGAACAATTAAGTTTAGCTGAGAGAGCTGCATCCATATTAGATGGTGTTCCTGACCAAGTTGGGGGTATTCCAGCATCACAACAATCGATTAACGAAACATCATCGCACCACGATCTTAGTGATGTTGCTGATCATGCTTCATCATTATTATAGGAGGAATAATGGCTAGTTTTGTATTTGATAATATTAAAGATCAAGTAGCTGAAGGCAACATTGATTTTGTTGCTGAAAATAGTTTTAAAGTTGCGTTAGTGTGTGAGGCATTTTTTGATGCGTCCAACAACACTAATGCGAAATCTAAATGGGATGATGTTTCTCAATATGAAATTACAGGCAGTTCGTGTGGTACTACTAATCACATAGGATATAGTCAACAATATCTGACAAATGTTGTTAAAGTTCAAGAAACTGTTAGTAATTTTAAAAATACCATAATTAAAGCAGATAATGTTACTTATGGTAATACATCAACAATTACGGCTCGTGGGGCTGTGATTTATAGGACTGATTCGAATAAAACATTGATACTTGCTATCGATTTTGGATCTGATGTTATCTCCACTAATGGAGTATTTACATTAAAATTTTCTGAATCAGGATTTTTAAAGATAAGATAAAGTGAGGTCTCTATGGCAGATGTAATACCTGATATCTTTCTTTACGATCAAGCAATAAAAAAATCAGATTTTGTTAACGATGATATGAGAGTTGCATTTCTTAGTGGTACATATAGCGAATGTGCGTTAAGAGAAACTATATCATTTAGTGAATTGTCTGGTTGCGAAGTATCTGGCTCTAATGGTTATACTCCTGGAGGACTTTTGGTTAAAGGTCAAACGGTAACAGTTGATACTAATACTAATGAGCTAATCTATAATATAGATGATATATACATGACAGTATCTGGAGGAACATTTGGTCCTACTAGATATGGTGCTATTTACGATTTAAGTAATGATGACCATTTAGTGTATGTATTCGATTTTGGAGAAGATAAAACTGTCAATGATGGTGCTAAATTCAAAATTAAAATAGATGATGCTGGTCTAATGAAAGCTAAACAGATGTAATATAAATGATTGTGGTGGGTTAAATATCCACCACAACCATTATAAACAAGTTTATTATGTGGTAGATTTATTTATAATGGTTGATATCGTGGAGGATAGATGACAACAATTAATCATAGTATATCTGAATATGTATATATTGCTGGTTCTCATAGTATAGAAACCAAGAGATCTTATAATTATTTAGATTACCCTAAAAAACCTGATGGCTGGATGAGTCCGTGTAATGGACAGTATGAAGGTGATAAGGAATTAGTAGAGTGGTTACAAATAGAGGCATATAATTTATTTGGTGTTAAGATAATTTATTATGAGGCATCATATGATAAGAAATATGATAGAATTTGGGGCGAGGATGGCGATAGACAAATAGTCAATTCGTGGAATTTAAAATCATATTTTCCATTACCTAAAGAAGAAAAAATATGGAGTAAATTTGGAATAGAGGGAATGAATACATTCTCAATGTTTGTCTCTAAAAAAGTATTTAAGCATTTTACTAATGATTATATACCACAAGTAGGGGATATAACACAAACTGTATTTGATGATAAATTATATGAAATCACAGAAGTTAAAGAAGAATCACCGATGTATTTCCAATCTAAACAATATACTTGGGAATTAATAGTGAGACCTATGAAGGTAGAACAAGAGATTTCTATATCACCATCATTATCTGCAACTCCTATTGCTAAATATTATAAGGTAGATGATATATTCGATATCAGAACTGATACTGATATAGAACTAGACAAAGATGATATTAAATATACACCAACACCAATTGAGAAACCAAAGGATGATCCTTTTGGTAATTGGTAGGTAGGAGAATTTATGAAATTTAAAGAAATGTATTATACAGAACAATCTGACGACATTCAAATAGGGGATATCGTGTTTACGAAGGATCCTAATAAACCTAACGACCCAACTAAACGTAAAAAATATAAAGTTGTTAAATTAGGTGATGATACTGTTGATGTCATAGATCCTGATGTTATTCCTAAAAAAGATAAGAATGGTGAATTTTTACTAGATATTTCTACTATAAATAAAGATGAGATTACAGAGCATGAACCGACATTATCATTTGTTGGTGATGTGGATACCATAACACACAGAAAACGTAAAACACGCTCCGATATTGGTAAACGTCGTGTTAAAGATGATTCCGAACAACTTTCATTTTTCTAGGATAATAAGTTATGGGTAATTTAGATCATTTGAGTATGGGTAGTAGTGATTATTTTGATGTCGAGAGTGATAAATATAATAATGAAAAACAACTCTTCAGTGTCATTATAAACGAATTATATAATAAATACGGTGTGTGTATGGATTATTATATAACAAGTTATGATATTAAATATGATAGAATTTGGGGCGAAGATAATGATCGTAGATATGAACGTGTGTTTCCTGTTCAAGTGTTTTATCAACTACCTAAAGAAGAAAAAATATGGAGTAAATTCGGTATCGAAGGTACTGATGATATAACGTTGTGGATATCTAAACAACATTTCACATATACATCTATCGATAATTCTACAGGAGAATCATACACACGTCCACAAATAGGAGATATTATACATTCTCAATATAATAATTATTTTTATGAAATTACAGAAGTATCTGAAGATACAGGAATGTTTTTACAATCTAAACAATATTTATGGGAATTGAATATTAGACCTATGAAGGATGAATATATATCACAAAGCAAGTTAACAGAAACTGAAGAAATTGCTAAAGTGACTAATTTAGAAGATATATTCGATATTAGAACAGATACCGATATAGAAATAGATAACGATGAAATCAAATATAATCCTGAACCAACTGAAAAACCAAAAGAAGATCCATTCGGTAATTGGTAATAAGTATAAATACTATTGTATGAATAAATTAAAATAAGGATATAACATGTCAGATTATTGCAATACAGATTGTCCTACAGATCCTTGCGACAATCCACCAACAGGAAAGAAGATTTCTGAATTACCTAATGGTGTATTAGATACTAATGACTTATTTGTTATAGTAGATGTATCAGAACAAACAACATCACAAATTAAATATAGCGATGTTGTGTATTTTGATTCCTCAGGCACTACATTATCTGCTGATAATTTTGGTGATGCTATTAATGAAGTTAATGACAAAATTGATTCTATAAGTGGGATGAGTGGGTATCATAATGATTTACAAGGACTTCAAGGCGGAACTAGTGGTGAATATTACCATTTAACAGAAGATGAATATGATGTAGTTGTCAGTATTAGTAATGGGGATGGACTCGTTCCACCAGGAGGAGATCCTGATCAGGTACTAGTAAAGAATACTAGTGGTGATTATGATTATTCGTGGGCTGATGATACAGGTGCAGGTATTCCTGATGTTTCTGCGACAGGAACATATATAAGAGAAACAGGAAATTGGATCCCATTTAATCCTGATAATAAAGAAGATTATTTAGGAAGTGGTAGTGATGGTCAAGTACTAGCAACATCAGCAGGTGATGTTCGTTATTGGATTGATATGAATACTGATGGATTTGGTGATGCCCCTTCAGGAGATACATATTTACGTACTAGTGGTATGTGGATACAAAGTGATCCTTTTGATAGTGATAATTATTATACTTCTGGTGTAATCGACAATATGATATCTGAATTCGCGTATACTAGTGCTGTTAATGAATTAAGTGCTACTGTTGAATATAATACTAGTAATATATACACTATTAGTGGATCTCTAGAACAACATATTTCAGCAACAAATAATCCTCATCAAACATCGTATTTAAATTTAACAGATACTGACAATGTATCATATACAGGATTTGGTGGATATAAAGTTATTGTAAATTTGGATGAAGATGGATTGGTATTTGCTAGAGATGATAATACTGATAATATAGCCGCAGCTCCATACATATATAGAACATATACAGGTAGTATTATATCACCAACTATGGGGGAAGTTCGTCCAAATAGTAATACACATGATGATATAACAACTTTATTAATATCTAATAAAGATTCAAAAGGGTTTGATAAAACTGATGGGTTGAGTGCTATAACTAAAGATGACTTTTTATCTATATCAACACAAACTGCATTTTCTAATTTTAAAGTAATTACATCAAATGATATGGGTAATTATCATGAATTTGGTGTTACCCCATTATCAACTTATGGGACATTTACGGATAAAAACGATATACAACTAGAATTATTATTTAGAGGTGTATCTGATTTTGATAGTCTTACGGACACTCCTTCGAGTAAAGTAGGACACGCAGGACAGATTGTTGCTGTAGATTCTCATGAATCATCATTAGAGTATATTGATATTCCTGATAGCGGTATTTCTGACGTAACGACTAGTGGTACTTTTTTAAGAACAAGTGGTTCTTGGCTTCCAAGTGATGAATTTAATTCCAATGATTATTATACAAATATAGAAGTTGATAATATATTAAACAATTATGCAACTTCCGCAGACCTTGCTAATAAAGAAGATTATCTCGGAACAGGTATTGCGGGTCAAGTCTTAGCAACATCAGGAACAGATACACGCTACTGGACAACGATACAATCATCTACTCCTGATTTACAAGCAGTAACGGACGAAGGACACACAACAACTAACCCTATAGAAGTCGGAACACCAGCAAAGAATACTACAATTTCTAATGGTGCGGGTGTCGGGGCTGTTGGTATTGTGATGAATGATAATTCTAAATCAGCAACAATTTTATTTAATGAGCCTGATAATAGTATCGAAATTAATCATAAATTTAGAGGTGGTTCTTATATAGTTCCAATTATAGATGAGGAATATGTTCAAAAGAAATATATCGACGATTCTATAGCAGGACATAAAAGTATACGAACTGCGGATTTTGTATATGCTGGTGGTGTTAATAGTGGAGTTATATTAGAAATCCATTCTGCGTTTAATGATAAATCAGGTTTACCTATTCCATCAACAGATTATGAAGTAGATGTTGTTGGTGTAAGAGTTGCAGCATCGTCATCGTATAATAATAATAATCCAGATGGAGTTAAATTACAATTATCAGAAATGGATAAGGATTCATCGATTCCTTTTGATTTTGGTGTAGGAGATTCTAAATATTATGTGGCTGATATTTTTAATGGTATATCTCAAAGTGGTATGAAATATAATTTCCTTTTTAATATACCAGATAATGTTTCTTATCCATTCCCTATAAGATTAACACCTGATAAAATATTATTCTGTGAATTTTATCCTAATAATTGGACATTTACAGATTTAAAAGTTACAGTTATATACACGATTAATAAAGTTGTATAGGAGATATGATGAGTACATATAAAGTAAAAAATACAGGTGCTAATGGACAACTTATAAATTGGGGTAATGAAATTATAAACCCTGGTGAAGAATATTTATTAACTATAGATAATGTTGATAATGGAAATGATGTATTAACAGTTGTTCAATATGGAACTAACACTGAATTAGCAGGAAATGGTGATTTACAAATATTAAAAAATGATTTATTAAGAACTATAAAAGAAGCTAAAGAATTTTTAACGAAATATTATAATAACCCTTTCCATGCATTAGATTTAGGAGATATGCGACAATCATTATATGACCCAGATAGAGATGGTATAATAGATGTTGCTACATCAGCAACATATTTAGGTGGATATGATAGTTCGTATTATGCTACGTCAGCATCGGTAGAATTGAAGATGGATAAACCAGTTCCTACGTATGGTACTTCAGGACAAGTGTTAGCTACT